GTGAACATGCCGGCCTGGTCCGGCTGCATCCTGCGGATCTCCGACAAGATGCACCGGCTTCGGGCGTTTTTTCGCCGTGGCCGGGTGGAGTTCGACGGGATCGAAGACACGCTTCTGGACATCGCCTGCTACTCGGTGATCGCTCTCGTGCTGTATCGGGAGTCGTGTCAGACCCGGTCTGATTCGGAGTCTGCCCGGCCTACGCTGCGGACATGGAACACCGCCATCCCACAGCCGTCGCCGGGCTCGACGCACGAGTCAGATCCTTCATCGCCGATGCCCGGCTGACGGCGTCGGACGGCATCACCTGGATCGAGTTCGGGGCTCTCCTGATCGGCCTGCTGCGGCTGGTCATCGAGGGACTGGATCACGTCCAGACGCTGACCGGCCCGGAGAAAAAGGAGTTGGCTCTGGCTGCCGTGGCGGCGCTCTTTGACGCCGTCGCTGCCAACTGCGTGCCGCTGGCTGCGTGGCCTATGTGGGTCGTCATCCGGCCAGCCCTGCGATCACTGGTGCTCGCACTCGCGAGCGGTGCGATCGAGTCGATGCTGCCGCTCGTGAGGATGTCGAAGTGATCACAGTCCTGCTCGTGGCCTTGGCTGTCTATCTGGTCGCCGGCCAGCAGATCGCCGAGCGTGCAAAGACGATCTACGCCACGTCGCGAATCCCGGCCATCGATGCCAAGCACGTCGCGGCCGTGGCACTGGTGGTCGCCGCTGCGATCTCGTTTGTGCCACGGAACTCGAGCACGCCAACGCCGGCACCCGTGCCGCCGGATGCGTTCACGCTCCGAGGGAAATTCGTCGGCCCGTCAGCGGCTGCCGACGCCGCTACCGTGTCTGCCCTGTGCGACGAGCTCGCCGCCTGCATCGAGTGGGACGGCATGCACGATCAGCGGCTGAAGACTGGCGTGGCATTCGACGACTTGCGGGTGGCGGCCAGAGAGGCCCGGTGCAAAGGCGACTCGATCGGTGCCCGGCAGCCGCAGGCCCGCGACGCGATCCACAAGTTTCTTGACGACGCCGTAGGCTCGTCCGGTGGGCCAGTGACGCCCGAGAGCCGGGCCGCGTGGGTGGCTGCCCTCCGTGACCTCGCGAGGGCCGCCGCTGATGTCACGCGCTGAGCGTTGGTCTTTCTCGGCAGTCTTGCTGCTGGTCGTCGTGGCACTGCTCGTCGGCCTGGCTGAGCGTTTCGCAGCCCAGCCGCAGCCGCAGCCGGACGCGAGGTTCGGATACACGCCAGACCCGGACGGGACTCGGCAGTTTTTGGCGGAACTGGATCAGCCGCTGTTTTCTCAGGCCGCTCGAGATGTGCTGGCAAACGCCAAGCAGCAGGACACATTTCTCTACCGCTACGCGGACCGTGCACACCGCCAGGTCTACGGCAAGCCGTTCGGCCCGTGGAAGCAGGGCATCGGCGACTGCGTCAGTTTCGGCTGGGCGATGGGTTCTTACGTCGGCCAGTGCGTGGACTGGGCAGAGGGCGAATTGCCTGAGCCGCCTCGGCTGGTGGCCACCGAGCCGATCTACTCTGGGTCGAGGACCGCTGGACGTTTGCCGCCGGTTGTGCAGGCCGGATACTCCGATGGCTCCTATGGCGGTGCTGCTGCACGCTGGGTGTCTGGCCGATGCAAGGACCAGAGCGTCGGCGGCATTCTGTTTCGCCAGCAGTACCCAGGTGCCGACCTAACGACCTACAGCCCGAGCCGGGCGAAGTCGTGGGGAAACCTTCTCTGCGGCGGCGGGGTCACTGGCGTGACGCTCGCCAAGTTGGCCAACAAGAACACGGCCACCAACGTCGCGTTGGTGCGGACGTTCGATGAGGCGGCGGCCAGCATCGAGTCCGGCTACTGCGTTCCGGTGTGTAGCGGCGTCGGGTTTTCTTCTCAGCGTGACGCGGACGGGTTTGCGGCCCGTCAAGGGTCGTGGGCTCACTGCATGTGTTTTATTGGCGTGCGATACGCCAAGAACGAAGGAAAGCGTGACGGCCTTCTATGCCTCAATTCTTGGGGCGTGTTCAACGGCGGGCCAAAGTGGCCAGCCGACCAGCCTGATGGCTCTTTCTGGGTCGAGAGAAAAACCGTCGACGCGATGCTGTCTGGGGAAGACTCCTTCTCCATCAGCGGGATCAACTTCCGGTATCGAAACCTCGACCACGGCGGCTGGCTCCACCCAGCGCCAGACCAGGAGTGACCGATGACATCTCGTGACTTCCACCGCATCGCCGCTGCCGTGCTCGTCGCCGTCGCCTGCACCTGGTGGGCCGCGACCAGCGACTACTCGCCGCTGGCACCTCGAGCCGACCGGCCAGTCCTGCGGATCGTCCGGCAGCTGGCCCGGCTGGGCCTCTGGGTCATGGTGTTCGCCGACCCGCCTCCAGCCGACCAGACCTACGTCGTCCACGCTCGAGTCGATCACGAAGGGCATCGAGTCCTGGACCATGGAAGGGGCTGGTGAACCATGTGGCAGTGGCTGCTGTCAGTGCTGGCGTCGCTCTCGGCTGAACCGGCGGCGATCGATCATGAGGCACCACGGGCCTCGGCCGCCGTCTCGGTGGCCTATGCCGCCACGGCACCGGACAAGGCTCCAGAGCCCACGCCAGAGCCTCCGAAGCCAAAGCCCGCCGTCTGCCAGGACTGCGGCGGCAAGGGCTACATCGTCCACGGAGACGGCCACAGGACCATCTGCCCGAGCTGCGGCGGCAAAGCCTGCCCCTCTGGCACATGCCCGCCCGGCGCGTCGCTCACGCCTGCTGCACCGTCTCGGCCTGCGGGTGGGAGGTGACGGTGAGCGACGCGCCGGCTGGTGTGCTGCCGCACCTCCGCAGCCGGCTCCGAGCCGCAGTCGGGCCACGCGCCGTCGACGCCGGGCGAGCGTTCGACGAGTTCGTGGACGCGACAGCCAGGTGCTGGAACTGCGAGCACTGGACGAGGCTGGCTCGCACTCAGCCAGAGTCTCAGGCGGCAGCGATCGAGGACGTGAAGGTGCTCATCTGCAAGGTCCGCGAGGACGTGGAGGCGATGTGGGGAGACTCCGCCGAGATCCGACAACTCTACGCTGCTGTCGGGCAGGAGTGCGTCCAGTCGTTCGCTCGTATGTGGTTCTTCTCTTTGGCTAATCGGACGATGATGCGGGTTGCCTGCCGGGAGGCCCGGAGAGGTTGACGGCGCAGCCACAATGCCAGCATGGGCGATCGCAAGCGGCGACTGCCGGGCAGTGACTCGCCCCCGCCTCGGGTGCAGAGGGACCGCCGTCGATTCGACGGGGAGATCCCGCCCCGCCTGCGAGACTGGCTGCTTCGGGTGCAGCGGGCCACGACCGTGATCACCACGGTGCTACGGCTGCACAAAGACCCGTCTCGGGGCGGTGAAGGCGAACTCGTCGAACGAGCCAAGAGCCACGACCATACGCTGATCTACGATGCCCTGACGCACTCGATGCAGACGTTCACGGCCGTCCACGGCGAGATCGATAATTGGATGGACGCCGTCCCGCCGACGCCGACGCGGCCCGGCACCGCCGAGAAGGTGGAGGTGCTGGAGTCGCGGGCGAAGGCGAGGCAGAGTCTTTTCGTTGATGGCGACCAGGGCATCTAGTCAGTCGATGTCGAGCGGCGGCAGGTAGTCCAGGGCCGACTCCACGCCTGTGATGCGTGGATCGAGGTAGTGATCTCGCGTGGTCTTCTGGTCGCGGTGCGTCAGAAACTCAGTGGCATCGCCGCCGGCCTTCTTGACGTACGAGCCGGCCGCTTTGCCAATCGCGTGGAATCCCCTCGGCTTTACGCCAGCAGTGCGGCAGATGTACCGAATCCGCTGGAAGATGCTGTTGGGGCGGCGGTGCTCGTTCCAAGGCCACACGAGCTCTCCATCGGCCCGCCGGCCACGCTCCAGCATGTCGGCCAGCTGCGGCGTGATCGCCCGCGTAATTGTCCGCCCGAGGCCCTTGCGGTTCTCCGAGAGAAACGTGATGTACCGGCGCTTCGTATCAACGGCATCCCACCGCACCTCGAGGTGGCTGCCGATCCTCTCCCCGCTGTACCAGGCGGACATCAGGAGAGTCGTCCAAAGCCACGCGGCCGGCACCGGGCCGATGGTGCCCGCCCGGCGACGGGCCTGCCGCACCATCCGGCTGATCTCGTCCACGGTGTAGCCAGACGGGGCGTGGTGCGGAACGCGGACGATATTCCTAGGAAGGTCTGGGAACTGCTCCACAAGCCTTTTGCGGGCCGCAGCGTTCCAGAGGCTGACTAGGTGGGCCATGTCCTTCCTGACCGTTGCAGGGGCAGCCAGGCGGCCCCTGTGCGGCGTGGTGGCCCGCCAACGCAGGTAGCGGCTCACGGTCAGGTCGTCCAAGTCAGACAGATCTGGCTCTCGACCGAGGAAATCCCGCAGCCGATCGACGGTGTGGGAAAAGAGCTCAACGGTGCGTGGCTTCAGGTTGTGGAGGATGGAATACCTATCGACCAAAAAATCTCGTACAGTCATTGCGGCGTCCCTTTTTCTGTGCGGAGTCTAGCATGGTGTACAGAAGTACAACCACCATGCCCTCCGCTGTTCATCTTGTACACCTGCGATCGTAGGGGTTTGCAGCAAAAAGAGGCAAACCGGGAAAACGGCGCAACTTTGCCCGGTCGAGCAGCGTATTCTTCCAGACGGGATTGCTCTCGTCGGTAGAATCCCGAGATGCCAGTGAGTCTCAAAGAACCGAATCG